GAACGCTGTAAAATAACCACGAAAGGAAATGACATGGAAAACATAAAGAAAAACCAAGTCACTATTGACGATGTAGAGTACGCATTTGAAGATATGAAGCCAGAACAACAAAATATGGTCAATCATTTAATTGATTTAGACCGCAAGATTGGTTCTACTCAGTTTAACCTTGACCAGTTAAATGTTGGAAAACAAGCATTTTTAACTATGTTGCGTGATTCGCTAAAAGTGGAGGAAGTATGAACTTTACATTTACCTGGATTCTTGACAAATTTGGTTTTCAAGCTAAACCTACTTTTGAAATGCCTGTTGCCCCAAAGCCTGCTGCCAAAAAAGTAGCAAGAAAAACTGTCAAAAAAGCGACTACTCGCAAAACAACTAAAAAGTGAGTAAGTTATGTCTTTTGAAATTGACCCTGTGCGCTATGGACAACTTTGGGAAAAGGTTGATACCTTAACTCAAAAAGTAGACAAGCTAGAAGAAGGCATGGAAGAGCTTTTAGCCCTTGCCAATAAAGGCAAAGGTGGTTTTTGGATGGGCATGGCAATCGTGTCAGCATTTTCTACATTTGTTGGCTTTGTAACTCACTCTGTATTGGGTAAATAAATGTGGAATATGGACTACCAGAAAGCATTAAAGGACTTTCAAGAAGCCTTGACGCAAGCAGAGATGCAAGCAAGAGCCTATCTAAATCTATTGAAGGCATACAGCACGATGGATTGGATGTCGCCAAGCAAAAAGCCGAAGAAAGACGAATAGCAGTCCGTCAGGCTGAAGTAAAAAAAGAACTAGCAATACACAAAGCCCTTGCGGAATATCGCCACAGACGCTTAATTACCGCAGAAGAATATAGGCTTAAAACAGAGTTTGTAAAGCAATATGGAAGTAAAGATTGGGAGCAAGTTTTGAAGATAAAGACTGAGCTTGAAAAACTAGAAGAATTAGAAAAAAAACAATTTGACGAAGATTTAAGTAAAGTCAAAAAAGTGCAGTTTTGGTGTTTTATGGCAGCAGCATGGATAGCGTGGTATTTAACTTGGGGTATTAAAGGATAATGTTATGGAATGGCTTAAACAAATTGCACCTACTATTGCTACCTGTCTTGGTGGCCCTCTTGCTGGGCTTGCTGTATCTGCTGTATCAAAAGCCTTGGGAATCGATGAAGATAAAGTTCAGGACACCATCAATACTGGAAAACTTGACGCAGACCAAATTGCGTCTATTAAACAAGCTGAAATTGAATTACAAAAAAGCGCTCAAGAATTAGGGTTAAATTTTGAACAATTAGCCGTACAAGACAGAGCTTCTGCTAGAGATATGCAGAAAGAAACCAAGTCTATTGTGCCGCCACTATTGTCTATATTGGTAACTTTAGGTTTTTTTGGCATTTTGGGCGGTTTAATGTCTGGCAAAATTGAAACTTCAGACGCTTTAATGCTAATGTTAGGCAGCCTTGGTACTGCATGGACAGGCATTATTGCTTTTTACTTTGGTAGCTCTGCCAGCAGCCAAGCCAAAGACCAAATGTTACATAACTCTACACCAATAAAATGAGTGATTTTGAAAAGTGTTTAGACCTAGTATTAAAGTCTGAAGGTGGTTGGGTAAACAATCCAGCAGACCCTGGCGGAGAAACGAATTTAGGGGTCACCAAGCGTGTTTGGGAGGAGTATGTAGGGCATCATGTAGATACCATGAAAAACCTCACCAAGGAGCTTGTAGCCCCTTTGTATGAACAGAAATACTGGAGGCCTTGCTATGGAGAAATATTACCTAGGGGACTCAACTTTGTTGTCTTTTCAATGGGAATTAACGCAGGGACAGGCAGAAGCATTAAATTGCTTCAGTCATCTATTGGATGCGTACCTGACGGAGTTATTGGCCCAAAAACAAGAGAGCTTATTTCCAACAGTAATTGTGCAGCTATTATCGGCAAATTCTCTGAGGCTCGCAGGGAATACTACCGTTCATTAAAAACTTTCCCCATCTTTGGTAAAGGCTGGTTAGCCAGAGTGGATAGGGAAGAAAAAGAAGCCCTAGAAATGGCTAACGAATCCTAACGACTTTAGCTTTTTTAAGCACTAATTCGTATTCTTTTTTAGCCTGGTCGTCTAATTTGCGTAATGGAAGTTCTTGAAAATGCTTCCATTTAGCTTGATATTCTGGCAATTCTGATGGTGGCACATATCCATATAACTTCCATCTAACAGTAATATCAGTACCGCTTGCTGTCCAAATGTGGTCATTCATCATCTGTTCTCCATCCAAATTAGCAAAATAATCCCCAGAACACCTGCCCATACTATCATGCCTGTGACTGCCATTAGGCTTAAAAAGACTGTCATTTTTTCCCCTTTTTAGTTGCTTTTTTCTCTTGCTCAATATACTGGCGCAAAATGCTAATTACGCCAGCTTCTACCAATATTGCCAACCCTTCAGCATCAAAATGCACTAAAGCATCAGCAGACCCATCTTCATTTTCTTTAATTATTTGTAATTTGATGTCCATACATTTCCTTATAAGTTAGCCAAGGTTTACTTTGTAATTCATACCCAAAAACATAAATGTAAGGGTTAAACTTTTGAATTTCTTTGCGTTTTTCTTTAATACTTAGGTGTTTAATGTCAAACATAATAGTGTTGTCGTTTTTAAACATCTCAGTATTTTTAGACATCAAGTTGATTGCTCTGTTCAACATCTTGGCCTTTCCTGCGCCTTTTGCGCACATTACGAAGATAAGTTTGCATTGACTCTTCATTGTTTGGGTCAAATACCATTTGAAACATTTTTTTAGTAGGCTCGTCTTGCTGCGCACAAACCCATCTTTCCTCGTTGATATACCAAAGAAACCGCCTACAAGCTAATTCTTCTGTAGCACAACGCTGTTTATATTCACAGTATTTGCATGGATATGGCTCATTTTCTAGCCGTTTGTATATATCGTTTCTCATGCTTGAGCGTAAATTCCTTCTTCAAATGTAGGCCATAAATTAAGCTCATGCGCCATTTCGGTAATGTCATTGTCGCCAATGTAAGCGTAGGTTATTTCATTGTTATAACCACGCAATTCAACTGTAGTATTGCCAAAAACTACTGAATTTATGTAATGACCGTCTTTCATGATTCCCCCTTAAAAACCTAGTTTCTTAAAATTTCATGCAATTTAATATTAGGACAAACCCTATATTTTATTAATTTGTAGTAAATAAACAACAAGGCTGTATTTGGCAGTTACTAACTGTTAGGTGGAAAGCCGCAAAAACCCTAACTTACTGCATCCTACATTGGCGGCTTAACGCCCTAAATAGGGTGAGGTGGCAGGACTCCGTGAATGTATGGTTGTGCAAAGGGGAAAGCACACCTACCACCTCATTGATTAGTTTAACCCAGTTTTAAGTTTGTATATTTTCAGTAAAGCCAAGAACATTTCATACCCATCACGAATGTCTTGCTCGCTATGTTCGTATATGGCTACTTCGTTAGTTTCGCCATTAATATACACATTGGCGCATCGTGCAGTAGGGGCTAAAACCTCTCTGTAGGCTGCTAACTGTAGTGTATGCTCTAGATAGGGTGTTAAATCACCAGGGGATTTTTCCGTAGTCTTGAAGTCAATTACGACCCCACTAAAGTCATGTTTTGCTTTGCAATATAAATCGCATTTACCGCCATAGCCCTCTTGAGCGTTTACTAAAGACTGTTCAGGAATCCATAGCTGCGCCCCAAAATGAGCCGTTATGGCCTCATCTACCTTGCGGACATACGCTGGCATATCTGGCAAATATTCTTGGGCATAGAAGCTCTCTATGAAGTCATGTATAAGAGTGCCTCGGTCTGCCGCATCCCTAGACTTAGCTTTAGAAAGATACAAAATTCTTTCTACATACTCTTTTTCGGTTTCTTCTAATCCCCTAGGATTCTCTGCTGCTGCCAGTAGTGCTTGAGTCTGTTTCCATGTGTCCAGCCCTGCTTTTGATAGCTGTCCATTGATTGTAGATACGCTAGGGACAAGCGTTCCTGGCGCAGCTTTGGCATCTCTAAGTGTAGTGTTGCGCTCTTTTCCATTTTTACCAATGGAGGTATANCGTGGTGCGCCTGTTTTGGCNCAATACCAGTGTTCTGACATTTAAATTCCCCTTGAATTTGCATTAATCTAATAAACTTTCTATTGCTTTTTTATCTGTTGTATTTAAACAACAGTCAGCACAAGTTTGAATCACATCTCTAATAATAATGGCTAAGTCAGCAACTTCAAAAGAAATAAGTTGTTTTTCTTCATCTACATTAAATGGTTCAGTAGAAATAATGGCTTTATCGCCAATAACATCTTTGATGTGACTCAGCATGGCTATCTCCTAAAATGGAAGGTCTGAATCTTCAATAGTGTGTTTAATTTCGTCACTACCG